CCTAATTAAATTGATACCTAGATTAACGGACTAGGTAATTAAATCTCTTTTTAAAAAGAGTAGTCCAAACAAGGACTAGTTAACAATCTGATGGTACACACAAAATCACTGTGTACTGTGAAGTAGAACCCCTCTACCCAGAGTGCCACACTGTGGTCTTTTATTGTTGTTGATAATGATCGATAATCAACTTACACCTCTGTGCCGAATTCGCAAAAATCAATTATTTTAACGGCCTGGTTCCCAAGAATGAACTTGTCAATTCCCGGAAACGATATCACCTCATTAGTCAAGAAGTCAGCTGTCTTTATGGATGCTTCCCATTGCTCAATGTCATCACGGGTTACTCCGAATTTGGCATTCATCCATTCGAGGCAATACTCGTAATCACATTCCGCAAAGGACGATACACGATCCCTCCGAACATATATATCTTTCTTGGACACCCGATTCAGAAGCTCAGGATCTAATGGCTTGACCATATTATCAATACGAGTATATTGCTCATTATAGTCAGCCTCACTCTGATCAATAGGCAAATTGGGGTATCTAATTTTAGTGGATCCAACACATAGACTATCACCCTTAAAGCTATTGGTTTGTTTTGCTATTTGGTTGAATAAAACTCCAAAGAATGGTATGCCTTCAGCCCAAGATAAGTTACAAACTGCCATATCATTAAGCCATTTGCCATGTGTTGTCTTTGACGTGTGGTCTTTATATCCTAATGTTTGTAACACCCTATATGGCATACGGATCACCCGGAAAAACAACTCGCCTTGCCTCTCAGTCTCAAAACAATTAGTGCTGCAAAATTCATTGTCATCCAATTTCCCAATTTTTACAAATTTCGCTAATTGTCCAAGTCCATGCTCAACTTCCTCAGTATCCTCCAATTGTTCCATAAAATTATTCCTATCAATGAACACACAGCTAAAGGCTTTGGCTATCATCTTTGATTTTGCTTCATAGTCCCAACCTCTAACAAATATGGTGTTATCATCTCCAGTAGTTTGCATACGGTAGGAATTTTGTGTAAATCCAGCCAAATGCATAATAAAATGTGCATAACAGGCCATCCTAACAGTATTGGCAAAAGAGGTGTCCATATCGCCAGAGTGAGTAGTCCCTACCTGGGTAGCAGAACAAATGGTTTGAAAATCTCGGTTCTTAACCCGGATAACTGCTGTGTAATCAGTGAGGCAATCATAGACTATTTTTGCAACTCTGTGTCCATGAGTTTCAGTGATTCTTTCAGCGGCAGCTTTATAGATGGCAGAATCGATTATGTCCTTAATAATCTCATGCTGTGAAGAATCAAAAGCACTACCATCTACCTGTATAGTTCTTGTGTTATAACCAAGAATAGAAGCAAAATCGGCAATCTCAGCTCCTTTAGCATTATAGCTCTTTCCAGAAGTGTACCAAGAAAAATGGTATTTAAACTGTTTCTCCAAATCATAAATGAATTGGCCAACAGCTTTTTTCTTAGATGCTGTAGGTGTACAAATTTCTCGTGTCTTACTAATTTCACCTTCCAATTGCAATTCTCCTTTAACAAATCCATTATAATTTTGGAAAACAGTTGGGTCAATCTTGCAATTTTCAATTTGAATACGCTGTTTCTGGTCCAAATGATTATACCAAGTATTGTAAGGGAATGTGCATTTCCGAATAACCGGCACAAGTTGAGGCAACATGTACTCACGAAACCACTTCTCAAAAGCCACCACTATCTGTATCTTGGGTTGAGGTACAAGACTAAACTGTCTGCGGAAGGCCAAAACAGAAGTACAACAACAATTGTGGTAAAATTTGGGTACGTAACTCAGTTGTGAAATAAACGGTAATAACCGATAAGCGGCCATTTTAGCAGGAGAATCACAGAGCTTCAAAGCAGCTTTCATTCCTTCAATGTCAGATGTGAGAAAACTCATAAGAGGTTTGAGACAAGGATTTGATGTAAATCGGAACTGTTGTGTACTAGGTAACCGATTAATGGTTAGTAGATGTCCAGGTGTAATACAGGTTTGAGCCAAAGTCATTCTTACTAACGGTAACCTATTTCCTTTCCCAGGATTGCTCAAAATCTCTTCTTTCTTGTTAATCTGAGCCATTTTTTTTATACCATTTAACATCCTCTTTCCCATCAAAGAAATTAATACAACCATAAAGCATTTAGTAGCCAAATCGGTCATTGAATCGTTACTAATGTCCCAATCAGTACCATTTGGTTGAGCAGACACTTTAGGTATGCTAAGAAAAATGACTAATGGCAACACTAATAATAATCCATAGTACAATAAGGCAGTAATACAAGAGGAAACAACCCCAGCAATTGTTAAAACCAGCCACTCACAAAACCTAGCAATATAATACCATGCATAAAAAATCAATGCAAGTGATACAATAATTATGGCAGCAAGAATAGCAATGGGAAAGTTGGGGTAATAATAGGAGAATATAGCCATGAATTCATCAACAACAGTTATTAACAATAATTCCTTATTGCGCCTCCCATAACGGCTGATCATTGTGCTTATATCTTCTCCAACTATGGCAAACAATGATAATAATGCATATATAAGATCATTCAAAGAAACAGTACGCAAATGAAAAATGATTTTCCATAAATCGAAGTAGAGTGTTTCCCGCCACATTTCAAAGGAATCAGAATGTGTATTAAGGCAAGTTGTGCATTCTTTAAACTCAGCAGCGAAAACTCCGAACCAACTACTAGCAGCTGTAATCCACTGCTTAATTACAATCTTGATAGGCTTAGCATGGACAGCAATTCTAAACAAGGTTAATGCGTAAATAGCAAAACATACACCAATAATAATCATAATATAAAACCAGGTGGTCCTAATTCGAATGCCATCGTTCCTATTTTTAATGAGATTAGACCATGCATGAGTATGATTATTAGTAATGTGAATCTTACATCCTACCTGTATAATTAGTTCTGTCATTGCTAAAGCTTGAGTGGTGGTCAATCCAGAACCTAACAAATTAGCAGTCAATTTATTCCTATGGCTCAACTCATACTTAATGGGAATCAAGGTGTTGGCAACATGTTCATTAAATGCTCGAACACTAATAGTGGCTTCAGCCATGGTACAGTCGAAACGTTCAACCCAATAAGTGTTAGTGTAAAGGTATATTTGCTCATTGGTTTTGATAAAATCAATGCCATCCTGATTGTACACCATTGTGTTCATATTTGTGAACCAAGTAACTGGTTTAGTGGTTCTTTCTGTCTTGATCAACTGTTCAGCCACTATAACTTGCGCAGACACTAAATTGTGGTAAACCTCTGCTTTTAAATAATACGAATGTGGTCCAGTTGCAATTCGATCTTTGACAGCAATAGTAACAGCTTGATCCTGGACATGTATTGCATGATTAGCAATTAGTGCGTAATACTCTTGACATCCAGCAACAAACAGCAATGCAGTTTTCGTAGAGAAAACGGCTGCTAACATAGGAGATATGTATTGCAAAGGGTACATGATACCTCTCAACCATAACGGTACAATGCTGTTGACAATAACTAAAACAGTGGACATATGTACTCTAGAATCTTGATTTATAACTCCCCACCACATACACAAGAAAATAATAAATGAAGCTGAATAGCTAGGTAATACTAGGTCCATTATAGTATGTGCTACCTGGAAAAGCAAAAAAAACCCAGTAGGAAACCACACACGTCGTTGTATCAATGACACTCTTACCAGCACATAGTTGCATAGGGAAGCTTGTAAATCATAAACAAAAGCAACTATAGTGATACTGTGGATTACGGAAAAATCCTCGACAGCATCAGCAACCCAGGTTGGTAACCAAAAAAGATAAGGTACAACACATCCAATAAGATACTTAAGCAAGTCAGCATAATACTCAATGATATAATCTTTGAATGCGCCAACTAGCCGCTCCTGAGATAATTTATTGGTGTAAATCATAGCACCTTTAGCAAAAAGTTCACCAAATTTATCGATGTGTTGATATGCAAATTGGTTCCCAGCTGTAGTCATCACAACACTATTGCCTTTACGTTCCCATCCGCCCTCATTGTCAAAGAACAATCCAGTTTGCCTAGCAGGGTTAAAAACATGAATGGTCATAACAGCCCGATTCATCTCGTTGAGTTTTAAAACATCACATGCAAAATCAAGGACACCATCATAATAAGCAGAATCTGTCATTTCCAATAACACTGGTTTAGCAGGAAATAAAATATCCCAATGTCTACACTTGATATCTGCACTGACTTGGCAATCACACTTAGGAAAAACAACATTTGGAAGGTGTAATTGTAAAGTATTATTCTTTATTCGGCGCATCTCATCTGCTCCTCCTAAATTGGGATTAATAAACCAAATGTTCTGTAACCCCTTCCAAATAGCGCGAGACATGTTACCACCAACACTAATCACTCTATATATAGGTTTCCCATTATCAGCATAACTCTCAGCCCAAATGTCATTATTGAACATCTTCCTCATAAAGGCTAAATAAGGATGTTCACCATCTTGAATAAAGTTAGCCTGCTTGTAATGACGGTATTTAGCATGATTCAATAAAGACAAGGTAGCCTGTTCACCAAAATTGTTGGGTATCTCATTTCTATTGACCATATTCAAAAAGGCAAGTTGATTAGCCAGCCCATTGGCAGCAAAATATAATGGTCTCCTAGCATTACCATATAGATCCTCATTGTTATCGAACACTCGATTTGGAATAGCAGTCCTTAATAGATTAAGTGTGATAAGTGTATCTGTCACATAATCATAACTTAAGGTCTCTCGAGACACTTCGGTTCGCTTCAACTTCCTAGCAGCTTCTTGTTTCTCAAGCAGTGTTGCAGCTTGTGGGAGATTGATGGAATAATTGATCTTGGAATCAGCCTGTGCAGGAAATAACATACTACTAGAAAGGGCGCTAGACAAGTGTAGATCTGATTGTTTAGACACTTGCTCTATTTTTGACACATTTGTAGTATGTACTGTATTATCATTAGTGTTGGCGGAAGTAGTATGGCCAGTGTTGATATTATGTCGTATCACTGGTCGATTAGGCTCTTGGGCATTAGGCTGTTGATTCTCATTTTGTTGATTTGGTCGATCATTTAGGCGATTGCCTAGAGGTGCGCGAGCTTGCGCTCCACCTCTTGCTCCACGAAAAGCTCCTCGTAAGGGTATTTCGTCG